GATGTTAAGATCTTCCCTTTGTTTATACTGTATTGAGGATTATCTAGACTATACTTCTCTCTAAAATTTTCTTTCTCCAAGCTAATTCCGTTTTGTTCAATCAAAAAGAATATATTTGTTGCTAGGTTGTTGTAGAATTCAAATCCTGATTGTGGTTTTAGTTCAATCATATGTTTTTCTACTGAGTTGTATACGTTTTCGCTATTCTCTAATATCTTAGATATGGGGAGTAACTGATTTATATTTGCTTTGTCTGCAAACTTTGTATAAAACCAACTGTATGTTGAAACGGATCTTGGAACTTCTAACTTCTTATAGTACTTCATTGAGTACATTAAAGAGAGATCTACGGTATTTCGTAAATTAAAGTGATAGAGAGATGCTTTCCTGTCTAATGTATAAAGTGTCTCGAACTGTTTAAGCACTTCGTGTACACGGTCTTTTCCTATATTAATACACTCATCATGCGCTATTGGGATGATGTAGCCTTTCTCTCTTCCAAGTGGCCGCAAGTATACTGCAACTGTGGATGTTAGCTTTGGGTGGTGCAAGTCGTGAGTTGAAATAATATCCATGAATGTTGGAATATTTTTAAAGCTCTCAAGCAACTTTATCTGTACGTCTGATTCTACTATATAAAACATTTTTATAACCTTTCTCATAAAGATACGATAAATTCCTTTAACTTACAAGCTTTTTGATGGGGAAGGTATACTTATTCCTACATTAAGTCCTTTTGCTTTAGAAGTGTCTTTGTAGTTAGGTATATTTGTATGAGTGTCTTCTACTGATTCGCTATAGTTGGTTACTATGTTGGATACTCCTGGTATTTTTTTCTCTAATGCTTCAATGTACTCCTTGTTCTTAGTTTTTGCTCCGATTAACACTCTTCCGTTAATAACCTTATCTTCTATTGGACCCTCTATACTCCAAGGGATACATTCTAGCTTTTCAAAGCTTTTGAGACTGTTTCTCTTTTTAGCAGAGGACTGTCTAGTAAGCTCTACTACCTTTCCTGTTGAAGTGTTTCTTAGAAAACATCTCTCTATTACGCCTTTCGCTAGTTCCTTAACTGTAGGTACTCTTCTAGTCTTAATCTCTATTCTCTTATCAGGTGCTCCAGCGTCTACTGGTGTTCCTAAGATTGCTTCTTCATTCTTTTTAATAACTGTGATCTTTTCTGCATTCGTAAAGATTCCAGATGCTAAATCAAGTGAAGAAACTATGTAAACCTCTCCTGCTGCTGTTGTTACCATTCCCTTAGGTATGCTTGTTATGAATGTTCCTAGCTTATCGAATAAGTCGAACTTCTCTAAAAAATCTATTGCGGGTTTTGTATATTGGTGTTTTGGTAGGTACATCTTATGTTATATTATATGTTGTTAATTTTCCTGCTGCTGCTAGTTTTAGTGAAGCTTTTCTTACCGGGTCTCCTTCTGTTCCTGGTCCCCAAGATATATGAAAGTGTTTAGCACTTGCTGCTGCTGTAGGTCTTGCGTATTCGTTTATAAACCTAAAGTTTGGATTTGCAGAACCTGCTGCAAAACCTTTAAGTATTGTCTCTACCTTCTTAATGTTAGCCGGTGTTGCCGGTCTTAGTACAAAATCAATACCTCTTCCTTTAGTATGTCTGCTTACGTATTTAAGTTTATGATGAAATGCATCATTTCCTCCTGTAAATCGTAGGATTAGTCCTGGTATTAGTTCTTTTACTTTCTTTATAACCGATATTGCCATTGTAGCAGTTTCTGAAGTTATATCTCCACCGTTTGATAATTCTTCTCCTTTTTCTACATATCCTGCGGTTCTTATTGCCTCTCTAAGACGGTTAGCGTTATGCATTCCTGCTTGATCTATTACTACCTTACTTCCAATGTAGTCCGTTGAATAGCTGTTTGGAGGTAACGGCGATGGAGGGTTTAAATTTCTTCTAGACTTAGGCAAGTTAATTGGTTCTGCTATATTGTAGAACTGCGTCTTAACGTCTGTTGTCCATTTACCTACTGCAATCTTATGTGAGATCCCTGTTATTATGTATCCGCAAGTGTCGTACTGTGCTGGAAGTACTCCTGGTGCTATTCTGAAGGATTGTCCTACTTTAAGTCCGGCGATTCCTAATGTTGTAAAGCTCAACTCTACTGGTATTGTTCCTGGTACTTTCTTCTGATCTGTAGAAACTTCCGTTAATACCCAGTCGTTTGTTAACGTCTTATGGTAAGGTCTTAACTCGTTAATCATCTCTACATCATAGTCTCCGTCTCCGTTTAAGCTTTCCCATACATCTGCATACTTCTCTGTCCATACGCCTAATGCTTTATCGTCTTCTGTTATTCTTTCAGTTGACGCTATACTGTCATCTTCTTCTTTCTTTTTTATGTCTTCCTCTGTTACATCCTTTATTGCTGTATGTCTATCTAGGAGTCCTGTATTCCATTCCATCATAGACGCTATTCCCTTAGCAGATGATTTTCCTGCTCCTTGTGCAGAAATTGCTATTTGAGATCCCATATTACTTGAGATTTTACTGCTTATTGAAAGAGAGGATATTGTGCTTCTTAACCCTGTTAGGTTTATTTTCGGTATCTTTGTAGCTGCTGCTGTTGGAGTCTGTTTCCTGTCGATTGCGAAGTACATGTTAATTGATTCATCGTAGTATAGGTCTAGTTCATTTATCCCTCCTAAAGCGGATGCTACTTGATCTAATACTCCGTTGAAGAAATCGTTTACTGAGAATGCTTTGTTCTCTTTTCCGTCTACTGCTTTTCTTAATGCTAGTTTTAACATCATTACAGATACGAATATATTAAGTATGTCGTCCGATGTTCCTTTTATTTTTCCATTAGCTAAATCTCTACTCATGTTAGCGTTTAGGTTTGTTACAGGTCCAAGTCCTCTTCTAAATACTTCTGTTGCATCGTCATCTCCTTCAACCTTAAGGTTTAGTGCAGTTGTCTCTTTTGGAAGTACACACACTCCGGGATCTATTGAAAAGTGAAAATCGTTTGTTATGTACTTAGCTTTCATGTAATACTCTCCAACCTCTTTTGTTGAAGTGTCTCCAAAGAGTTTTTGTATTCTTGTGTCCTGTTCTGCTGTTCCTGTGTAAAGTTCTATTAGGTTTTGTCCTCCTGATTTAATTGATGCAAATCTGTTGAAAAGGTTGAAAAGGGTTCCTATAGATATAAAGTTTTCATCTAGATCTGTCTTATACCATTTAAAGAGACCTGCGTCGTCTTTTTCAAAGTCTGCTATTCTATATGCTGTAAAGTTCTCCAGTGTTTTAAATATATTAGAACAGTTATCATTTCCAGAATCTACAAAGTGTTTAGCTAGTATTGTTCCGTCTTCGTCTTCGTCTATTTTATTTAGTTCGTAAAAAAACTTATGAAAGGCTGATTTTCTTTGTTCAGGTACTTCCTCTTCGTCTTCGTCTGGTTCTGTAAAGTTACATGGAGCTATTCGTCCCATTGGATCTGCTGTTGCAGATAGTGATTCTAGTAGACTTCCTTTAGATATTAAGTTAACGGTACAGTCATATCCTCCGGATGCGTTAAAGTTCCATGAGAAGTTTTTTACGTATCCGTACATTCCGTCTGAATTGTAACTTGATTTTTTAGGTTTATCTAAAAGGTCTTGTTCTATATGGTTTTGAAGTCTTTTTTTACCTGTAAATTCAATTGATTCGTCTTGAGATTGTGAAACTGTTGATGTTTCGCTATCTAGTTCTAAAGAGTGTCCCCATTCAAGTAGCATAGAGTATCCCGGTCTTAGGTAAAGTGCTTGAATAATTTCAAGATCTTCTAAAGAATGTACTGCTATTCCTATTGTTGCTTCTCTTAAAGTTCCAAAGGTGTTTTTTGATTTTATTTCTACTGATGTTATTCCTGGTTGAGGCTTTAATCCTCTAGATTCGTAATTGTTGTACAGTGAGTTACTCTCTTCTCCTGCAGTCACAATGTTATTAGTCCCTACTACTATAGGTGCGAACTTAGCAGCACTTATTCCACTTTTAAGCGTCTTCCCGGTACCGCCTCCTTGTAGTATATTAATCTTTGCAAGTTGAGAATCTCCTGTAGGTATTGTAACTACTCCTGATTCTGCTACTGTGTTTTTAACTTGTTCTGCTGTTAAGGTATCTATGCTTGACGTAAGCCTTACCCAAGCTCCATTGGAGTTAAAGAACTCTAACATTCCTTTTGTTCTAACAGTTTGACTTACTAAACTTTCTCTTGCTGCAATCTGGCTTGATACTTCTTCTGATATTCCAGAACCTACTACTTCTCTTTGTGCTATTGTAACTGATTTTGCCATTATCTTTTCTTATTTACTTCTTTAAAGTTCTGAATTGCTCTTGACTTGCTTGCCGGTATTCTCAACTGTACTCCTGCTGGTATGTTAAGTGATCCTTTGTGATAGTTGTTTGCGCTTGAAATAATCCACCAAAGTTCTGGCTCTTTGTAAAACTGTTGAGCTAACGTATCATACCTATCTCCTGATTGTGTAATTACGTAAATGTCCTCACTTGTTTCTTCGATGTTAGGGTATATCACGTTAACCTTGTATTTCTTTCCTTCTGGTGATGTTCTTTCTCCTATGCTGTTAAATCTTTTTCCCATAATTCTAAATGTTTTTCTAAAACCCGTTAGGCAGGTTATCCGTAGGAGTTGTTGGCTCTGTAGGTGTTGATAAAGTGCTTTTCGGTTTAAATGACTTCTGTCTATTAGGATCTGTCCACTGTTCGTATGTCGTTGGATCTGTGTATTCTTGTTTGTCTGTTACTGTAAAGTCTCCCTGTTCCTTCATGTATGCTGGTTTCTTATCTCCCAGTCCTTTAACCTTTGTAATAAAAGGCGTTAAGCCTGTTGCAGGAACAAAGTCATGTATTGGCGTAAACGATAAACTACAGTCTAGTATGTGAGGTAGTACTTGTTCCTGTGTTTCTCCGTTTGGTCCATATCCTAGGTTGATTTCCCACGGATACTCTGTCTTCCATTTAAAACTTACATTTTCGATTACTCCCGGTACTGCTGCTAGATAGTCTCCTACTGTTGCTTTTACCATTGTACCCATCATAAATGTTCCTCCGTTTGAATATGTCGGGGCTGTTGTTGATGCTAGGTATACCATTTTTCTGTATAGAGGTTTCATCTCTTCTTTTGACATTGCAGCTATTTGAAAAGATATTGAAATCTTTCGTGAAAAGCCTGTGTAGGATAGCATCTCATCTGCTCTTCCTATGTACTTTGTCTTGTCCCATGATCCTGTATAGTCGTCGCTAAAGTCTGTTAGGTTTGCTCTAAAGTGTAGGAATTTGTTTGCTCCGTTCCCTGGAGATATTACGTTAAACATTAGTTTTACTAGGTCTTGCCCACTTCCAGGATTTCCTCCTTTATCTTTTGCTTCTTTGTCTAGTACGTCTAACCTATTTATCCTATCAAATCCATACGATACTCCAGATGAGTTCTTTTTAACTGCTAACCCGATTCTAACGTCCTTTTGTATTTTAAGTTCACTTCTCATTATTCTCTATTGTTTTAGTTAAGATAGTCTAGAGTTTCCTAATGCTAGTACCTCTCCTACTTTATTTCCGTCTAGTAGTACATTTCCTCCTTTTTCTACTAAGGCTATTAATGTATCTAATTTTTCTCCTAATACTGATGATTCGTTTGACCCATCCCCTGTGCTTGCTACTGTTGATTCTATTGAAGATGATCCTCCTAGTATTCCTAGACTATTAAGTGTCATTAGTGCTGGAAGTAGTGGTGCAAGGAGTGCTACTCCTACTGCTAATGTTCCTAACCCTACACCTAGTGATGCTAGTCCGAATCCGGCTACTGCCATTCCTCCTGATATTGCCACTAGTCCTGTTACTGCTGTAAGTATCTCACCTATCTGTCCGAAGCTCTCAGTAACCACGCTCATTGCTGCTCCCAATGCCAGTATTCCTATAGCTGCTACAAATAAGAATGGAGTAGCTGCTGCCATAATTACCGATCCTGCTGCTAAGACTGTTAAGCCTGCCCCCACTAACATAAGTGCAGGTCCTATTAAGAATACTGCTGCTAAATTATCTGTTATTGCAGTTAACATTGTCGTAAATCCTGTTGCGATTGATCCTATAATTCCTGGTAGCATTTCTAATGCTTTTATCAATACGTCTCCTATTACGGTTGCCAGTGTTTTGATTATTTCTCCTATGACCCATAGTGCCGGTGTTATCATTAACACTACTGCTCCTATTGCAAGTAGTACAGGTATTGCTGCGGATGCCAGTGTTGCAAATGTTGCTAACCCTGCACCTGCAGTGGCTGCTCCTGCTCCTGCGGCTGCTCCTGTTGTTCCTACTACTGTGTTAGATGCTCCTAATGCCCAGTTAACCGCAACCATTGCCCAAGTAGCGATTGTGTTTCCTATCATTGCTGCTTTTTGAGCTATCCATTGTGCCAGTTTAGCTGCTCCAAGTGATATAGAGGTTATGCTTACACTGTTCCATAATCCTAATGCAATTGTCTTTGCTCCTTGAAATACTGCTGATAGTTTGTTTGCTATACCTTCCCTAATTGTTGCTAAGGTACTAAGAGTTGTGGTTGCTGTTGAGGTAGTTGTTGCTGCGTTATATAACCAGGTTGCTGCTGTTCTTATTTTTCTAAAGACTGCTGCTGCTTTGTCTGCTATACTCTGCCTAAGGGTTGCTATTCTAGCAGATATTGCTGCTCTTGTTGCTGCTGTTGTTGCAGTGGTGTATAGCCATGTTGCTGCTTGTAGTACCAGTTTTCCTGTTGCGGTTGTTCTTAATGCTACTGCTAAGGTTCCTAACACTAGCACAAACTGTCCTATATAGCTACTCGATATTAATGCTATGAATTTTGCAAATGACGTTATTAAGGGTGTTATGTTTGTTAGTATTGCTCCTAATGGTTCTGTTATTTTTCCCAATGCTTTCTGTAGAGCGTCTGATGATTCCATTTGTTGGAACTGTTCTATCGTCATGTTCATTGCAGCTGCTTTAGCTTTATCTGTAGCTCCTTCTAGCTCCAACTCCACTACTGCCATCTTTCCTAACTCTTGTCTTGTTACTCCTAATGCTTTTGCTAGACTCTCTTGTTCCAGCCTATTCATTGCTGCAAACTCTGCTCCTGATGCTCCGTTCTTTTTTAGCTCTTTTGCTACTCCTTCCAGATCGTTATTAAGTGCTAATTCTCTTGCCTTAGATAAGTTAATGTTTTTTCCTGTCATTAGCTGAGCTTCCATTTCAGCTTCTATTGAGCTTTCAAAGTTTAGTAGTCCGCTTGCTACATCGTTAACTCTTGCTAAATCTAGTCCCAATCCTCTTGCTGCCGAAGCTGCTGCTGCTATTTTTCCAGGATTTCCTCCTAAAGACATTGATACGTCCTCTGAGGTATTTAATACGTCTTTTAGTATTACTCCGTGTGCAATTACGCTTCCGGTCTGTCTATTGTATCCATTTACTCCTGCTATTATACTTTTCTGTGTACCTTCTATTGTTTTTCCTGATGCTTTACTTAATACCCCTATTCCCATTGCTTCTTTAGCTGAAAGTCCTAGTAGGTTTTTTGCTTCAGCCATTCTAGCTAAGTCGTCTGGTGAGTATATTGCTGCTGTATTAATTCCAGTACTGGCAGTATGTTCAGACATCATTCCCATTATATCGGCTGCTGATGCTAATTCCGAGTTCATTGCAGAGGATAGGGCTACGTTCTGTCCTGTCTGTCTTCCTACAGCTACTGTTAGTTTTTCAAGTTCTGTAAACTTTTTGAAGATTAAGGTTGCAATTGTTAATGGGTCGAATAGTGCTTTTCCGAAGCCTTTAGCTAAAACACCTAGACCTTTCATCATTACCGGAAGTTTACCTATCGTAGCTTCCATTCTTATAGGTGCTTCGGCCATTTTAAACATTGCGTCCTTAGCTTCTTTTACTGTGTTCTTAACAACCCCGGAGTTTATTCCAAGTTTACCCATTAATCCTCCTAAAGCTCCTAGTGCTTCTCCGGAAAGGCCCATAGCGTTGGCAATAGCTTTCTGGTATCCTTCCTCTTTCTTCATTTCATCAGCAAGACTAGCTGCTAATGTTGACTGCGCAGCCATGTTTACCGCTATTAGCTCGTCTTTACCCATTCTTTCGGCAAGAGAGTCTAATATCTTATCGTTTGCTGCTTGTGCTCGAGTGTAGTGGTGAAGTTTTGCTGTGTTACCTTTTTCGGTTGCTTCTTGAATTTCTATTGCAATTTCTCCACTTTTGTCCATAGCAGCATCGTGGGCTGCTATGTTGTCTAATTTGTCTTTTGCAAGTTGACTACTAAGAGATGCTGCTTCTATGGTTCGTGCAGCTTCTTGTTTACTATGCTTTAGTTTTAGTTTTGCTAATTCTCCTGCATTTCCTGCTATCGCTAAGTCTTCTTTTGTTAAAGCTAGTAACTTGTTTGCAAGTCCTAAAGCTTGTTGATCTATATTATGACTCTTTTGCTTAGAGTTTGCTAAAGCTGCTGCGTCCTCTACTATCCCTCTACCTATGTTACGTAGTTCTGTTTGAATTATTAATGCTTCTTTATCTGCTGACATCTATGTTGGTTATATGGTATAAATAGGTAAGGCCCGCTTAATTGCGAGCCTTTGTACTATAGTCGGAGTTTGAAGGAATGTTAGGTCCTCTCACTTGTTGATTGTCCATTGTTTTTCCGCCTTCTGATGCTTCTTTCTCTTTTTCGTAGTGTTCGTTGATCTTTCTAAAAGTGAAGTTTCTTAGCCAAACCGGCATGTGGTAAACAGTATCGTGATCGTATCCTCCCTTTCCATGAAAAACTATTTCATGTATTTGGGTAAAAAGTACTACCCTATACTCCGGCGTCAGGCCAAAGAAATGTAACCCCAATTGGGATTTCTACCCCTCCTTCTGGTCCATCTTCTGGATGAAACATCATATTGATGTCTGGTTGAAATTCTTTTAGATGTTTTCTGAATGCTCTAGAGTCTCTAGCTAAGAATTCATTGTCTACAAAAGATCTAATCTGTTTCTTTGTTTCGTCTCCGTTAACAGACAGTACGATATATTTTAATCTTGTAGATAGTGTAGGACTATTGTTCTTATGAATCTTTGCTAATCCTTTTAATTCTGCTTCTACCTCTTGTTCTACTCTATGAGTTAGTAATCTGTATTCTATTTTAGTCTTAGAGTGCGGTAATACGTATTCAAACCTGTTTTCTTTTGCATCTACAATATCCTTATGTAGTTCGTTGTTTACCAATTTCGATAAGTCTACACTTTCCTCTTGTCCGTTATATGTGAAGCTATATTCTGATCCGTATCCTAATATTCTTGCTGCAATAAGTATTGCGTTCTTATCTCCAGTTAGTAGATCTCCATATACAACAGTTGAATCAACTATCAACGATTTAAGTAACTTATCTATTACAGTTCCGTTTTTAATGTAGTTTTGGTTTGTTAAGATATCTTCTTCCTTTGCAGTCATATACTTTAATTCAACCTGTCCAGACCGTAGACTTGAATCTTCCGGGTATAGAATTCCTTTTGAAGGAAGGTCTATCATCTCACTCGGGTACTTACTTGTTTTTTCCATAAATTTGATTTTTACTCTAGTGTATTTTTATACTGTTATAAATATACGAAGAATACTTTATAGATCCAACTATATTTTATTTTAATTTAAACATAAAAAAACCTACTCCTGATAAGGGAATAGGTTTTGTTTTTCTAGAGTAAAGTTTTCTCTTCTTATTAGAAGTTTAATACACAGTAGTCCATTGCTACTGTCATTGTAATCTCTGCTGCATCTGCTGATGACCAGTCGTAGTCTCCTTCTGCCATATCTTTAATGAACGCTCCTTTGATAACCCATTCTCCGATTACATCTCCAATTGGTCCTAAAATGTTCAATGTAAGATCTTGTTTGTAGTCTGCAGCATATCCTGCTCTTCCAGTTAAAGATTCGTACCCTGTTCTTGCCCATTCCATTACTGCTTGAGATCCTGCTGGTGCAATTGGATTGTACAATGTCATTGACATGTCTTTCCATTCTCTCTTTCCTCTTAATTTTCTGTAAGAGTTGATGTGATCTAATTTAATAACCCCGTCTTCAAATCCTGGTGCTGATACTTTCTTTACCATGAATGCTGGAATATCGTTCATGTGCATGATAAACCTGTTTTTTACTTTAGGTTCGAATGCTTGAAACATCATTTCGTTTGTGCTTAATACTGCCATAATTTTTTTGTTGTTATGTTGTGTTCTATTATTTGAATATAAATAGAATTAAGTTTTAAATTAACCTTTCTTAGTTCTCAACTATTTATTGTTGTATCAGCGTTTAAGTCTAATGTAATTATGAAGAAGATTAAGAGTTCAAAATGTAAAACATGTAATACTGTTTTTACTAACAAATATAACAATCCCGGAACCTATTGTGGCTATGCCTGTAAAAACAGGGATCCGGAATTACTAAGTAAGTCCAACCTTAAACGTAAGCAGACATGGGATGTCTTAGGTGGCCACCCTTTAAACAGTCCTATTATAAAGGCTAAGAAGAAAGCTACTATGTTGGAACGTTACAACGTTGCTCATGCCCTTCAATCTAAAGAGATCTACAGTAAGATGTCTAGTACCAAGTTTAAACGTTACGGGGATTCTTCTTTTAACAATTCTCCTAAAGGAGATAGTACTAGGTTTATTTTATACGGGTCTTCTTTTGTTAAGGTTTCTACTTTCTTAGATAAACATATTGAACTTTACTCTAGTTGGGATGAAGAGGAGGTTAATCCTTCTAACGGTTCTTCTGAAGTTGCTAACTTTATTAGGTCTATAGTTCCGAATATCTCTTTGATTGAAAAAGATACATCTCTTTTAAACGGAGGTGAGTTGGATATTTTTCTTCCTGACTTTAACTTAGCTATTGAATTTGTAGATAACTATTCTCAAATTAACTCATCTAGGGAAAGTTCTTTTCATGTGAAGAAAACTAAAGCTTGTTCTTGGAGGGGTGTTGAGTTGATTCACATTACTGAGTATGATTGGATTAATCGTGTCGATATTGTAAAGTCTATTCTTAGATGTAAACTTGGCAGAGGTTTAACTAATCTAGACATATCTAAATGTTCTGTTATGGAGATTCCTTCTAAGGTTAAAAAAGGTTTTATGCAAACTAACCATATTCAAGGTAATTGTAGAAGTGGGATAAACTTAGGTCTTTTCTACGGTGAAATACTTGTTGGGGTGATGCTTCTAAATAGGTCTAAGTTTGGTGAGGTTGGTCAGTTTGAAATTTTAAGGTTCTCTCTTTTAAAAGACTACTCAGTTGAGGGAGGTTTTTCTAAAATGGTAGAGTTCTTTAAAGCTCAATACGTACCTACCTTATTAATCTCGTATATAAACAGGAATTACAGTTCAGGGAGTATGTACAGTAGTTCGGGGTTTATCTTTACGGGATTCACAAAGCCGGACTACTCCTATATTAAAGGCTCTCATTCTTACCCTAAGCAAATGTTTAGTAAACGTATCTTAAATTCTATTCTCCCTCTTTTTAATAAGGATTTAACGGAAAAGGAAAATATGGAGATTAATGGGTTTGTTAGGGTTTTTAATACAGGTAGTTTAATTTTTACACTTCCGACGTAAACAAAAAGAAAGAGACCGTTAAGTCTCTTCCTGTATTCTTTAAATTTGAATCTTATACTATGCTCCGAAAGATGCTCCTGTTGGTTCGATTGTGAAATCTAACGTGATGAATTCTGCTGTCTTTGTTGGCTGGATAAAGATTTGTCCAACTAATTGGTTTCTATCTACGATATCTGCTGTATTGTTGCTGTCGTCCATTACAACTCTAAAAGTATATAGTCCTTGTTTCTGTACGATTAATTCCATATACGGGTTAACCTTAGATAAAAATCTATTTCTTGTAGCGATTGTGTTTTGTTCAAAAACAAGTCCTCTTGCTTGAAGTCCGATGAATCCTTTAAGTTCAATTAATAAACGTCTTACATTTACTCTATCTAATGCTGATGCTTTAGCTTGTAATGTTTTTTGTCCGAATACCGATATTCCTTGTCCTGGAAAAGATGCAATTGGATTTATTTTTCCAATATATAAAGTATCTCTTTGAGTTCTTGTTAAGCTTCTTTCTGCTCTTGCTACTCCTGTAATTCCACCTCTAACTAATCCTGCTGGTGCAAACCATGGTGCTGATGTGTTATCGTTAAATGCATATACTCCTGGTATAACTGTTGAAGCTGGTACCCATTTGTTGTTACCTGTTGCAGATGTCATTGATAACCATGGCCAATATGTTGCTGCATATGATGAATTAACTGCTGCTCCAGCTGCTGCTGCT